CAGCCAGAATACTCATGGCTCATGCAGTAGATCATCTTGTCGATGCGAGGTATTAAGTTCATTTCCATTCTCCTGTTTCCATTTGTAGTGCCATGCGATGCGCTCGCGCTGGCGTTTGCCGCGCCCAGGTGCTCTCTATCATCTGCGCAGCGGCCTCAAAGTACTGGCCATCCTCAACCGCCGACAGCATCCGTTTGAACTGCAGCAGTCCCTTCAAGCCCATCTGAAAGGCCATGCCAATCAACACGGCTTGGCGGCGGTCGGACAGTTTTTCTACCCACGGCAATGCAGCCAAGACGGCGTCGTAGTTGCGCTTGATATCGTTCTCAAGCAGCATGTCGATCTCATCGTTCGACAACCCGCCGCCTTTGCGGGCGTCGATCAGCCGGCCAACGCCGATGGTCCAGAACCCTAGCGAGTCTTGGTAGGCGCAGGACTCGGCGCCTTCCTCGCGTAGCAGTTGGGTCTTCAAATCCATGACGCCACCACCGCAAGGGTCAAGAGCAGGCACAAGGCGCCAGCCCAGAACCCGACGTTGGGGTTCCGGTAGCAGGTAATGGCGCACCCGTACTCGGCGCCGGTTGGGAACGCTTCGTTGAGGGTGCGGGGGAACCGACGGGTCGTTCCTCCGTCCAGAACCTGTGGTTGTTGTAGCACTTCATTCTCCTTCGGGTTGTGTTGTCGGGTTGCTGGCGCGTGTCCAGCGTCTCTGTTGGGGCGTTACAACGGGGGCATCGCATAGAGCGGCACCACGGTGCAACCAATGTTCCACCAATAATGCATCTCCTCCTTGCGGCGGGTGATGAGAATGCAAACGCCCGACTCGCTGATCATCCAAGCAAGCGGCCTCACAGCAGCCACGCAATCAGCGCCATTAGCGCCACAATGATTACGGACCACAGCAAAGCGCTGCGGAAGGCGGCGCGGTAGTAGTACAGGTCAGCTTCTTCGTCGCTCATGTCTTGCTTTTTTCTGTTTTTTGCGCTGGCATTGGCGCGGTCCATTTCAACTCCGGCGGGCACGGGTGAACATACCCAGCCCTCGGCGTAACGTGGGGCGGGCTGGCGGGCTCGTCAAAAAATACCCGCTTGGCCAGGCTGTCGGCGTTGTGTCTTTGGTAGCTAATCATGTCTTACTCCTGTTGGGCCAGTTGGCTGGCCGTGGATACCACTTGATAGTGTCTTGCGCCGGGTCGGCCCGGCGGCTGTACCGCATCACTGTTGCAAAACTGTCCGAGTCAAGGCAAGGAAAAGACCAGACCTTGCCGTCCCACCAACTGACGCTATGGCCCCCGGTGGGCCACCATCCAATGCTTGGTGGCTTATTCATCGTACCCGCCATCGCCATCAAAGCGTTCCTGCTCGTCCAGGGCCAGCAACTCAATTGCCTCGATCTTGTCGGGGCTCAGGAGGCCGAGAATGTCCACGTCTTTGATGTAAGCGGCCGCCAAGCACATGGTGCTGGGGTAGTCGGGGTGATCGCCATGCCCGAAGCATTCGGGCTCGTAATCTAGGTGGCAGACCAGCGGGGCGTCTACTTCGTCAATGTCGTAGATGAACTCTACGCTGTCGATTGGGCAGGGTGGCGAGCCGTTCATGACAGTGCCAGGAAAAGGAAAGTGGCGCCGGCAAGCCCGAGGGCTATGGCGAAGAGGGTGTCTTGGATCATGAAAGTGCTTTTACGTTGTTGCTTTTGAGCAGGTTGCGCAACGACCTCTTAGCGTCCGCTGCGCTTGCAAACTGCGCTGGCTTGCCGGTGCGCTCGTCAATCACTGGGACCAAGGTGTAGCCCAAATCACGACTGGTCCATGCCTGGAAGTGAGGCGGTGTAGCAAACGGAAGTTTTGAAATTCCGGTGGTAAAGGTAGCGTTGTTCATGGTGTCTCTCCGGTCCGGTTGCGGGTTGGTGTAAGAGGATATTACCCAAAAAAAAGCATCAATTCTTAGGTACAAACCCCAGGTTTCTCATCTTTTCTTTAGCATCTTCCTGGCCTCGCCCAACGATCACATGGTGCCCCAGGCCGGCCAAGTAGGCGTGCCAATCCCGCTGCTCTGACGAGACGCTGCCGCCCTTCTCGCGTTTCATTTCGATCCAGAGCAGCCAGGCCGGGACGAACAGGTCAGGCACGCCAGGCGAGACGCCTTCGGCCTTCAGGCGGCCAGCCGCGGCGATGCCTCGCAGGCCACCGTTCGGGATCGCAAAGACCCGCACCCCGCAAGCCTGGCGGATCCATTGCACTAGCTCGCGTTGTTCTTCATGCTCGGTTTTCAAAATAGCACGTCCATCGTCCACTTGTCACACGCATCCGGCGTGGCGGCGAAGTCCTCCGGCGGCTCTTTGAAGAACTCCACGCACAGGCCGTCCGTGCCGTAGAGCTCGCAGCTGTGGCAGCAACGCGGCGGGCCGGCCTTGAGCATCTTGTAGTAGGCGGTGACGATCTCAGGCTGTTTGTGGCGCATCTAGTTTCCATTTTCGTTGCAAAACACGGTGAAATTTACCGTCCATTTTGAACTCGATCATGTCTGGCGGCTCGCCGCAAGACAGAATGTCGGCCACTACGTCTAGCGGGTTGTGCAGGTCTGACACGAGCGCGTCGGCATCCCTGGCAATTGACGCCACGGCCTGGCGTGCCTTCTCGCCCGCGTAACCGGGATTGTTCACCGGCATGTACTCGTTCACTGGCGCATCGGAGAGCGCACCGTAGTACGTCACCATCAGCATCTCTTGCCCGCTAGCCCGGCTAACGTGCTTGCGCCAGCGCCAGGCGGTCACCGACATTTCCTTGCCCGCCAAGCCCATAATGTCATCGTTCTGGAGCTTGAGCTTCTTAACTTCAGGCTCCGGAAACGGATGCCCGCAGGCAGGGCATACACGGGCCGCCAGGGCGCAGAGTTCTTGACAGTTGTCGCATACCTTCACCGGCGCGGCGCCATCCTTCTCGCCCTTCTTGTTTGGCGGTCGGACGTGGGTGATGGGACCGTGCGTGGCCACTACTGCGGCGAAGTCGAGCACCAAGCAATGGTCGGTATGGCTCTTGGGCCGCAAACCCCGGCCCGCCATTTGGACGTAGAGGCCTGGGCTCATGGTGGGCCGCAGCATAGCGATCAGGTCAATGTCCGGGTAATCAAATCCGGTGGTCAGGACGTTGGCGTTGGTCAGGCAGCGGATTCGGCCCGCCTTGAATTCGCCAATGATGCGCTCTCGCTCACGCTTGGAAGTAGCGCCGGTGATGCAGTCGGCGACGATGCCGAGCTCGTTGAGCTTGTCGCAAATGTTCCAGGCGTGTTGGACGCCAGAGCAGAAGGCCAGCCACGCCTTGCGATCCCCGGCCAACTTGATAATCTCGCGCACAACGGAATTGTTCTGGTCTTCGGTGTCGACTGCGGCCTGCAACTCGGCCTCAATGAACTCCCCGCCGCGCTTGTGGACCTCGGTCACATCAAGCTGGGCGGTAGTGTGCTTGGAGCGTAGCGGCGCCAGGTGGCCAAGGCGCACGAGCTCAAGGATGTTGGTCGGCTCGATAAGCTCGCGGAATATCGCTGGCTTGTCGGTAATCATGCCGTGGCCGAGGCGGTAAGGCGTGGCGGTCAGGCCCACCACCCGCAGGCGCGGATTGATGGCCAGCAGTGCGGCCAGCAGCGACCGATAGCCGCCTTGGTCTTTGTGCGCAATCAGGTGGCACTCGTCCACCAGCACTAGATCAACGTGCCCGAGCAGAGCGGCCTTCTTGCGCACCGACTGGATGCCGGCGAACGTGATCGGCTCGCCCAGCTGCTTCTTGCCGATGCTGGCGCTGTAGATGCCAACCGGCACATCTGGCCAATGCTGGCGCAACTTCTCCACGTTCTGCTCTATCAATTCCTTGACATGGGTCAGCATCAGGATTTGACTGTCCGGCCACTCCTGCAGCACTCGTTTGCACAACGCTGCAATGATGTGACTCTTGCCCGAGCCGGTGGGCAGCACCAGGCAGGGGTTGCCGGTGGTGTTGCGGTCGAACCAGGCGTAGAGCTGGTCGATGGTGCGCTGTTGGTAGTCACGGAGCATTCAGCAACTCCCGGCTAGCATAAACATTCGCATCCCCCTCCCCATTAGCCACTTCCCGCCCATCAATGACGTAGATTGCCGTCCAAGCATCAGGCCCATCCAGGCGTTGCCACGGCACTAGGTCAGGGTGCAGGACATGCGACTCGCAGCCGGTGTACTGGGTCTCAATCGGGATCACGCTGCGGTCGAATCGTGCGCATGTCCAGTGCGCATCTTGGTCTGGCGTTGAGGGCTCGGCGGTACTGTGCGCACAAGTGCGGCAATTGACCTCTTTGGTCTTTTTGCTGCCATGGCAGAAATCATGCGCTGCGCAAAACTTGCACTCGTACCAACTTGGATTGCTGGAGAGCGGCTCCGGCATCCTGTCCGCCAGTGCGATGCGGTGCCCTCGAGCAATCAGGCGTTCGGCCTCCGTGCGGCTATAGCGCAGGCGCTCGGTGTAGATACGGTCATCGTCTTTGCAGATTGCAAAGTAGAGCGCTCGGTCGATGTTCGCGCCGTGCATGTAGACCTGCATCTGAGCGGCATGGACTGGCTTGGATTTCTCGACGCCGTGCTTTACCAAATCGTCAAACGACTTCTTGGAATGCGTCTTGGCCTCAAAGATGTGCCTAGCCTTCGGGGCTCCAGGCACGCCAGATTCGATGATGCCGTCCAGGCTGCCGCTGACATGCGAGCCAAAGTCCACCCGGGCCTGGGCGCCCTCCGTGCTGTGAATGTCAATCCCAATGCTTTTAAGGTCAGCCGCTATGGTGGCCTCCTCCAGCCGGCCCCGCCGAAACAAGCGCAGGATGCGACCAGGGAAGGGCTCGCGCACCGACCAACGGAACGACAGCCAAAGCCACCGGTCGCAGGCGTGACCGAGCTGGCTGGCGCCGAGGTGCGACCTGGGTAGCTCGACCTGGCGTTCGTGGGCGGCGTTAATGGCTGCAGCCACCTCATCAACAATTGGGATTGCTGACATTAGGCGGCCTTGGCCTTGGCTTCAGGCTCGACCCAGGAGACCTCGCAGCTGTCAATCGTGGAGTATTTGAAATCTACCGTATTGAAACAACCTTTACGAAAATCATCGCTCATTAAATTGTTCGTCCACTCCAGAATTGCTTCTGTAATCTCTTCTTTGCTCAACTTGACAATCATGATATTTCCTGTTTGGTTGGAATTGGAGCGTGACAAGTGTCACGCCCCGTCACGCTATGTCACTTAGCCCAAGGCGGCGCGGCCTTGGCGCCAGCAGCAGGTGCCACCGGCTTGCTTGCTGCAGGCATTGCCCCGCCGGCGATGGTGGCAAAGTCCTTCACATCGTTGCCCTCGCCGTATTGGTCGCTGGTGGTGATCGCCAACTTGATCTTCAGTTGCCCGCCGATGAGCTGGTCGGTGTCGTTCACCTTGGCCAAGCCGATGGCCCGCATCAGGCTGTTGAGCTGCTGGCGCCCAATCTCTTCCGCCTTCGGGTTTGGGTTGCTGATGTTGAGGTTGCCGAAGATCGTGCGACCCTGGTGGCTAGGGCCGGTAATGTCGTACTTCAGCGAGATGTAGCGGCCAGTGCCTGCCTTCGTGTCCTTGACACTTGCCTGCGTGATGGCCGCTGTGTACCAGCCGGCAGGCAGAGGCTCAAAGCTCTTGCCCATGGGCAGGTCAGCAGCGACGAAGGTTTCTCCGAATGAGGCCATGATTTATTCCTTTGTGATTGAAAAAGACGGGCGACCCGCCGTGGTGGTGATCGCACCCAGGAGCGGGCGCGTGATGGATTCGTCAGCTGATTTCCAGACCGACGAATTGATTTCCGGTTTCCAACGAAAAAGAGAACCGAGATGTTGGGCCAGACCGGCCTCGGCGGCGATCGCTTGGAGCTTGTCGCTGTCGACCTTGTGGGTAAGGCGTCCGGCAATCTTGACCGTGTAACCGTCAACAACAAAAGTCTTGGTTGTGTCCAAGTCCTTGGCGATCTTGTACTGCTGGATCATTGCGTCCTCGGCATTGCGCCGAGCCTCGGTTGCCAGGCGCTCGGCCTCTTTGCAAGCCAGCCAGATTTCGATCATTTGGCACCGCCGATCTTGGCAATGATCTGGCCAAGGTCCGCCGGCTCCCAGGCTTCGAGCTTCCCGCTGCGATCCTTCGCCAGCCACAGGCCATCGCTGTCGCACATGAGTGCTCGCTGTGACACGCCCTCGGCGTCTTTCTCGACCCGCAGGGCCAGCACTTCGTCAAAGAAGTAAGGCAAGGATTGTCCAAACTTGTTGCCAGGCATCGAGGGCGAGTACAAGACCCGGCCCATCTCGTCCTGCGTCTTCTCCAACTTGGCGCTCATGTAAACGTGCCGGCCCGCCAGGTCGCGGAACGCCCTCACAATGTCCGCCATCTGCTCTTGCATGGCGCCGTAGGCAGCGCGTGGGTCCTTGTTCAACTTTTTCTCAACGTTGAGGACTACTTCAGCAATCTCCGATATGGAATCCAGCGCCACGCTCTGATAGTCCTTGGCCTCGTGGCTGTCGCGCAGCCAGCTGTAGGCCTCCATCAAGGTCGCCATGGAAGTGACCTCTATGTAGGGCAAGTTTGCATCCTGAATGCTTAGAAGCCCGCCCTCTGCGCTCAGGATAATTGGCGCTGGCAGGGTTGCCGCCAGGGTGGTCTTGCCTGCGCCGGCTTGGCCGTAGACCAAGAGCTT